CATATCCATGACTGCGATCCTTTCGCCTGCCTTTTCGGTAGCATCTTTTCTGACGTTTCCTTCTTTTCTTCACCCATAGCCGTTTCATCAGACCTGCCACTCCTTTCCCATGCGTAGAAGTAGATGGACCGTCTTCCACACCTGCTCTGAAGCACTGACATTGTCATTAAAAAAACCACCGGTGGAGCCATCACGACTCTCATAAAAATGAGAAGCCAGCATAATGACTCCTTGCTCGGTGGTCGGTGACATGGTGTTTTCTGTGTAGAAGTCCGTCCCTAGATGCTGATAACCTTCGGCGTAGCTGATGGCTGCGGCGATTACACCTTCCAGTAAGGTATCATCCTCATTATGGGTTACAATGAGATTTTGTTTTACCTTCTCAAGAAGCGTCATCTACCATCACTCGCTTTCCATCAGGCCAGCGGTTTTAAGCTTTAAAAGCAAGGCATTGAAATCAGCCACCAGGTCCGCCACATCTACAGCGGTGCTGTCTGCTTGAAGCGCTGCAGGTTTCAACTGTGTCCCGTTGAAGGTAACTTTCCCTTCTGCCGTAACGGCAAGCTCTCCACCGATAATGGTTTTATCGCCACCCTGCTCGGTATAGTTTTTCGTGTTATATCCCATGGTTTTCCCTCCTTATGAAAGTGAAAGGAAGGCAGTAACTAGGACCACCTTCCCGTTAAATTACTTAGGCCTTTTGTTGAAGGACCTTGATGGCTTCAGGAAGGATCAACTTCGCATCCAGCCTCTGAGATGCAAGGAATCCGACCTGACCATTTGCTGCATAGAGTTCGTTCAGACGTTTGAAGGTTCTACCCTGACGATCAGCAATCCAGTAGTACTTAAAGTCTCCAAAGAGAATGGTTTTCTCACCGGCTGCAGCAGTTGGCATGTACTGAGAAGTAACCACTGGACGATTGAGAATCGTATCTGGTGTTCCCGCCTGAACAGATGGTTGCCACAAGTACTGACCCTGACCATCTTTAAGCTTTCTGATGGCTTTGATGGTTGCGTCGTTCACAAGGAATGTTGCGTTCTTTCTGTAAGCAGACTTCAAGCTGTGGTATAGGTCCAGCACCTCATCAATGGTGATAGCTGTTGCACTTGCAGCAGTCACGCCAAGGCTCGCTCCACCAGTTGTATGAAGAAGACCTGTAGGTTTGCTGCTTCCGTTTCCAGTGAGGAAGCTTTCCTCCTCTGCGGCACCGATTCGTCTTGCAAACTCAGCTGCAATGTAGGCTTCAAGGTCGAAGTAGCTATCATTAAGAAGCTCATCAGAAACTTTCAGCATGGTACCAAGTTTGTAAGCTGACAGGGTCACCTGAGTGAAAGCATCATCACTTTCAGTGAAGGCAGCTTCTTCATCCATCCATGCGGCGGATCCATGACTAGCTACAACAGGAATCTTTCTATCCCCATAGCTGGTCGTAATCACGTTACACAGATTTCTAAGAATGTTAGCCTCTTCAAGTGCCTGAATCAGCTGGTTTTCATACTCATCCGGTACAAGGAAACCACCTTCTGAATCGGTACCAATCTGAAGCGCGTTGTGTACCGCAGGGTTCATCTTGTTTCTCATGGCACCCCAAAAGGCACTCTTATAGGCATCGGATGCTCTGCCAGTTTTTTCTTCGGTCATCTTATCAGGTCTTGATGCAAGAGGTTTGCTAAGGGCAGCTGAAAGCTCTCTATCCATCATCTCTTGACGCTCAAGGCGCTCGATTTCCTTTCCAAGGCTGACCACTTCATCTTCCATCTTTTCATAGACGGCATTGTCCTCAGGTTTGATCAGACCATTCTCCTGACGATGTTCATCAAGGAATGACTTAGCCTGCTCCCAAACCTTGGCGCGTTTCTCTCTTAGTTCTTGAATTTTACTCATATTCATTACCTCCAATTTTTAATCAGCTCCAGCCGTCTTTCCAGCTGGGCAATAGGGATAAGTGTCTTTTCTACTGGTTCTTGCTTTGGTTCTTTGTTCATAGGCACTTCTTCAGGTGTTGCTACCTTCTCTTCTCCCTGTTTATCTGAGAGGTATTTCATCCTCGCCTGAATACCAGGGAGTTTGTTCCTTAGAGCATTTGTCACTGTCATCTGGTCAAAGATAAAGCCACCGGAACCTTCATCTACCGGCTCTGATTCATAAAGAATCTTGTCGGCAAACTTTAGCTCGATGGCTTTGTGGGCACTCATCCAGGTTTCTGCGTCCATCATGTGTGAGATTTTCGCTCTGGAAAGCCCTGTCTTTGTCTGATAAGCATTGATAATACTCTCTTTTACTTCACTTAGTAGGTTAATCCCCACCTGCAGATCCGCCACTTCACCAGCAATAAGCATGGCTGGGTTATGGATCATGATCACTGATAGCGGAGAAACACACACCTCATCTCCTGCCATGGCAATGACAGAAGCGGCACTGGCTGCGAGTCCATCTATATGGACACTGACCTTGCCTGGATACTCTTTAAGCATGTTGTAAATCTGTGCAGCAGCGAAGGTATCTCCACCTGGCGAGTGTATCTTTACAACAATGTCATCTGTCTCCGGGCCACTGCTATAAAGCTCCGTCTTAAACTGTTTAGGGGTGATGTCATCGTCAAACCAAGAGGACTCTGCAATGTACCCTTCAAGGTGCAGGGTTCTCACTGTAGTCTCCTCGGCTTCATTCACCACCCACCGCCAAAATTTATCCATCTAATCGACCTCCTTTCTCATCATGAAAAAAGCACTCCTCGATTTCGAGAAATGCTGTTGATACATCGTATTAAGTTTGTATTTGTCCACAGAAATGGTGCAGTTGCACACATGCTTATGCACATAGTTATTCACATGTCATCAAGGCTCATCACCACCAGACTCATCCAATGCTTTCTTCGCGTAGGCGCCTGCCATCTTTAAAGGCAAAAGATTTCCGTTCGCCAAATAGAGATTCCCACCTTCTTCATCAGGTATAGGATCCATGTTCTCCATCCTTCTTACATCATTAACGGAGAAGAAACCATTCTGAATTCCGATGGCGTATCCATCCATCCTGGATTTATAATCCCCTCGCATCAGTGCCGATGCATTGAAGGACACAAAGCACTGCCCTTTCTCTTTTTCAAGAAAGAGCTTCTTGTTCATAGCCTGCTCTATTCGAACCAGCCATGGCCGGATAGTGTGAACCACAAAGCTGATGGACTGGTTCTCAATGTTACTGAATGAACTCTTGCTAAGGTCCGCTACCATATGGGGTGGCACTTGAAAGATTCTACAAATCTCTTCTATCTGAAACTTCCTCGTCTCTAGAAACTGAGCATCGGAGTTTGGCATGCTTATGGCTTGGTACTGAAGGCCATCTTCAAGGACTGCCACCTTGTTGCTGTTTCCACTTCCTCCATAGGCCGCCTGCCAAGCATCTCTCACTTTTGAAGGATCCTTGATGGTTCCTGATGTTGAAAGAATACCGCTAGGTGTTGCGTTATTGGCAAAGAACCTACCACCATATTCTTCAGCGGCAATGTTAAGTCCGATGGCATTTTTCGCAAGAGCCACCGGTGAGTAACCCATGACGCCATCAAAGCCAAGACCAGGTACATGAAGAACATCCTCCGGCCCTAGATAATGGGTGGTGGTATCCTTCCTATAAGCGTAGTAGAGATTGCCATTCTTATCTCTATCCACCATCATCTTGTCGGGAATCAGGGGATAAAGATGCACCACTTCCCCTTTGCCATTTCGAATGATCTGGCAGTAGGCATTTCCCCATAGAAGAAGGTGGGTCATCATGGTTTCTCTTAAGGTAAAAGAGGTCATCTCCGGGTTTGGTTCATCGTGTAAAATCCTATACAGCGGGTGGGTGTACATCTTTTCTTTGCCGTCACCTTGATACCTGTACGTGTGAAGGGGTAAAGATGCCACCGTCTCAGCAATGATTCGCACACAGGCAAAGACTGCTGTGGTCTGCATGGAACTTCGTTCATTGACAATTTTCCCCGATATACTTTGACCCATATAAAAGTTCGGTGCACTGCTGACACTGTCCGTGGGTTCTGCCCTCGCCTTAAATAGCCATTTAAAAAAATTCGCCATAATCTATGTTCACCCCCTTCTATCCTAAAATGATCATGTCGCGTTCATCGTAAATGGACCCATCATCATCCGGTGGATTCACTGTTGCTCTAGCAAGACCCATGATCATAGCCACGATACCGTCGATTTTTTCAGAGGACTTTTCCTTGTCTACCTTGATGTTTCCAGCAGGGTCAGTTCTGACAACGATGTTATCTGCCATCCACCGAAGAACCGGATGCCCGCCATGAGCGATCTGCTTACTTAAAGTGAGTCTCATGAGGTCCTTTGTAGGCGGTGACATATCCTTAAAGCCCTGACCAAAAGGCACCACGGTAAACCCCATGCCCTCCAGGTTCTGACTCATCTGCGTTGCACCCCAGCGGTCATAGACGATTTCTCTGATGTTATATTTCTCACCAAGTCGCTCGATGAATTTTTCGATGAATCCATAGTGGACCACGTTTCCTTCTGTAAGATTTAGAAGTCCTTGTCTGTGCCAGATATCATAGGGAACACTGTCTCTTTTCACCCGCTGATGAAGAGTCTCCTCCGGAAGCCAGAAGTATGGGAGTACCTGAAACTTATCTCCCTCTTCTAGTGGTGGAAACACTAAAACAAAAGCGGTGATGTCACTGGTTGAGGACAGGTCAAGACCTCCAAAACAGACTCGTCCTTTCAGCTCTTCTGGGTCTACAGTGAAATTACAAAGGTCCCACTTATCCATGGGCATCCATTTGATTTCCTGCTTTA